GTGCAGTAGGAGACACACTTGATTACGCATTCGATGGACATGATATTGTTGGATGGAAAGTAGGTGACGTTTACGCAATGTGTTACGCATGTAGTGATTGTTATCCAGCGTCAGGGTCAACAGTTAATTCATATGGTCAACGCCAAGAAATAATAGGAGGAACAGCGTTTAAGTATGTTACGTATCCAACTAGTGGAGCAAATAACTTACCTTATTCTCCATAGTAAATAAAATTAAAAAATAAAAATAGAAATGAATAGTAAATTACAAGGTAAAACAGAACTTTCAAGAATACATGAGTTAATGGGTTCAGTAGGGGGAGCTTCGAGATCAAAAAACCCTAAAATAATCAAAGAATCATTTGCTGCCAATGGTAAAACATACGCGGTAGTTAAGGAAAACGCTCAATACATAATTAAAGAATCAATAAATGGCAATTTTCAATATATAAATGGGTTGAAGAATAAAACGGATTTTACATATCGTTCTTACTCGGAAGCATTAAAACAACTGAATTTTATGCATGGTTCGTTAAACGAGGCTTATAATTCTAGAGGAGGAGTAAACTTGTTTGAAGATAAAAGATTTGTTCTAAAAAGACCAAAAATGGAACAGGCGGCGCCAGAAGTAGATGTGGATGTCGAAGTAGAGACAACACCACCAGGAGGAGCAACACTACCAGGTGTAATGCCACCAGCAACACCACCAGGAGGAGCAACACCACCACCAGGAGGAGCAACACCACCACCAGGAGGAGCAACACCACCAGCAACACCACCAGGAGGAGCAGCACCTGATTTATCTGGTCTACCTACAGGTGTAACACCACCACCAGTACGAAGAGGACCTCAGGGACCAACAATGCCTAAACCAACAATGCCTAAACCACCAACAGGACCACCAGCACCAGGAGGACCACCAGCACCAGGAGGACCTAATGCTGGAGGTGTAGATTTTGATGCTGAGGTTTCTTCGATCGAAAGAGAATTAGGAGGAGGTGAAGAAACACCAGAAAAAGAAATACAATCATTAACCGGTAAATTGGGACAAGCGTTAAGACAAGGTGAAGCACAACAAGTAGTTGATACTGAGTTAACAAAATATGTGGTTAATTCTGTTTTTTCAGCTCTTAATATCGGCGAATTAACTGATGAAGATAAATTAGAGATAATTAAGAAAGTCAAAAATGCAGGTACTGATCAAGAAATTCCTGGGACTCCAGATATGCCAGGTATTGGTGGAGGACCTAAAACCCCACAAATCGGAATGCCGGGTGGCCCTCCTGAAGAAGAAGATGACACTGAGATGGAAATCGATGGGTTAGATAGTGGAATGGAGGATGAGGAATTAGATATTGATATTGATGATTTTGAAGGTATGGAAATCGAAGAAGATATGTTATATGGTGATGGTAATTCTGAAACATCAGACGATATTACGGTGTCACTGAGAAAGTTCGTCCAAAATACTGTTGATTCTTATATTGGTCAAAAATAAATTAATTTATATATGGAGTTCTTTCTTTGCTATATAAATAAAATGGGGGTTAACTATAAGGGGGAAAATCTATATGAATTTATTTTCACCGATAAAAAAGACCTAAATTTGGTAGATGGTGAATCGTGGGATAAGACACCAGCAGATGGACACCCTTCACCACCAGAATCACATTATATAAAATCTGTGGGATCATTAACCACAAAAGAAATAACCTTAACAGTAATCCAAGACTCAAACTATTTTGGAGTTTTTGACGCTGTTGATAATATAATAGCTTTAGGGTGGGAAGAACTACAGGAAGATTTTGAAGGTATGGAGGACATAAAAAGATTATCTTTCCACTATGGTGAAAGTAGAAAAGTTGTAGAAGATAAGCTCTATAGTAGAGATATAATATTAAATACGATGAATGAAGTTAATATAAATCTTAAAGGATAAATGGGATTAAGAAAATTAAATACACGATTAAATGAGCAAGACGACCCAATTGCTCCATTGAAAGCATCCTATCAAGAATTAATAAAACAATTAGATGGAATAAAGAAGCAATATCAGAATGCTTTGGAGTCTAAAAGTTGGAATGATAAAATAGCGGCAAAACAAAAAGAGATAGAGACTCTTAATACTGCTTTATCAGACTTAACATCTTAAGAAGAAAATGGCAAAGGGAATACCACAAATAGGAAAAAAGAAATCACCTACTCCAGTAGGGAAGGGGAATAATACACCCCAACCAGAAAAAGGTTATGATGTAGAAAAAGAAAAAGCTAAATGGCAAGCTAGAATCACTAGTAAAAATGCCGAGATTAAGAACTGGAGTTCAAAATTAGCAAAACTCCAAGCTTCACAAATAACGGAATCGATTATGGGAGGACTTCAGGGAGGATATGCAGATGTAGAAGATGGAGACACAAGCGGGTACACCTTTCAAAGTAAAGGCCCTTTAGGTTCCCAACCTGAATTAGAAGATGAAGGATTCGATACCTTTTATGGGGATTCCGATTCTCAATGGAGGTCGTATGATTTTGATAGCGATGGTCCCGAACTAGGGGAAGACCCAGAATCATTTGAAGAGGAGAGAAATCAAGTTAATTATAGTAATACACTAGAAGAAAAATTTGCTAGTAAAGCTCAACAAAAGTATCTATATGCTACAAACCCAGAAGCGGCAAAAAAATTAGGTTCTAAAATGACCAAAAAGGACTACAAAAAGTTACCAGAAAAAAAGAAAAAGAAAAGAGTTAAAGAATTACAGGTATGGGGTGTGAACACTCAACCAGGATTTGGTTTGGGGGATGTTCCTAGAACTCCGATGCATGGTGATGTAAATATTATGGGCACAGTTCATAGTGATTCAGTGAAATTGGAGGAAATAAAAAAACCAAAAATGAAAAAAGGAAAATTATTAGAGTATATCTCTGAATTAACAACAAGGGCTGGTAGTAATGGTAAAATATATAAAAAGAAAGACCTTACAAAAGAATCAGCCCCTTTTTCAGTAAGACCAAAGAGTCTTGACGAGATTAAGAAAATGATTACCAGGGTCATGGAAGCCCCAATAGATTATGGAGATAGACCGGAAAGAATTAATCCTGAAATTGAGGCAAAATTAGCATCACAAGACACACCATTTGGGCAAGACCACCCAGCGTTTCCTAAAGTAGGTGATGATGAGGTCTACAGTAACTATGAGGAATTGATAGCGTCAAAAAGATTCAAAGACGTTGTAGATACTTTTAAGAGATACACAGGCGTTGAAGGTAATGCAACGGACATGCAGAATTTAATGGGGTTACAAGGAATGATGATGCAATCCTTACAGAATACTTTAAGAATAGAATCGGCTAATAAAACAAAATTAGAAGAACTTGCAATAGATATCGTTACAAAAGATTTGAATGTACCAGAAGGTTCATTACAGTTTGATGTTGAAATAACAGGTATGCAAAAGTTGAGTAAGGATGACATGAAACAAAAACCTAAGGACGAAGAGGATTCTTTTGAGATGGAGGAGGAAACTCTAGAACATATGGAAGAATTAGATTTGGAGGTGTCAAAAAGAAGGTTTATTAATTCTATGATGCAAGGTTCGGCTAAAAAATCTCTTTATTTGTATCATATGGTAAGTGATGAACTTAACGCAATAGACCCTACTCTTATGAATCTTTATGGTGTGGTTATTTCGGCCAATGATTTAATGTACTGGATTATGCCAGACATGATGATGGGTGGCGGAGGAGGAGAAGAAGCTCAAGTTTTCGGTAAAGAAAAGATTGACTTATCAACCGATCCCCCAACAGTTGTAGCAAAAGGAATGACATTTCCAGTGTTAGTACACGAGTTACACAAAGGAGTTATGGAATACCTTTCTTTACACGGTTTACCTGGAGATAAGGAACTAAGACAAAAGGTAATGGATAAAACTGATTTTTTAGAAGATGAAATGTGGGACCTAAGATTAGGGCCCGGTTTATGGGAAAGATTTATTGATGCTATCGGTGCAGACGACTTCGACATTAAAAATCATCTATATACTGAAATTATCCAAATGCCAGCAAAACAGTTTCTGGACTTCATGAAAGAAATCCAATCAGGTAGTGATAAAGGAAAACAAATGATGGTAGACTTAGCAAAGAGAATTAAAAACGACATTCAAAAAGATGAATATGAGGACGCAACAGGTGAATATGAGGAAGAGGATAACGGTCCGGTTGCTGATATCCCTGGATTTGAAGGAACTATGGAAGCATTGGATGACATTAATATCCGCGACCTATTTCCTCAAGGTAGTAACCAAGAAGACTCTTATGAAATGGATATAGATAGTATTTTGGATAAAATATCCGATAAGGGTATTGAGTTTCTAACTCCTGAAGAATTACAATTCCTAAAAGATCAGTCTTAGCAAAATCTTTATAAGTGTTATTAAACCCTCTATATTTATAGTATATGGTAGAAAAGATGAAAAATAAAAGATTAGAAAGTTTAATGCTTTGGGCCAAGTGTAAAGCTGAGCCGGCATACTTCATTGAGAATTATTTAGAAACTTTTGATAAAACTAAACAAACATACGTAAAGTTCCAGCCATTTCCTAAGCAGCTAGAAGCAATAGAATCTTTTAAGAAAAATCGTTATAACATTGTACTTAAGTATAGACAAGCTGGAATATCTACCTTAACAGCCGCCTATATAACATGGTTGGTATCCTTTGCTCACGCCGACAATCCTGTAAAAATTCTTATCCTTGCAAATAAAAGAGAAACCGCTATGGAATTTCTTAATAAGGCCAAAGTTTTTCATTCTCAATTACCTAAATGGATATCTGTGGATATCGGAGACACTAATTCAAAACAACATGTTAGGTTTAGTAATGGATGTGAGATAAAAGCGGTGGCGACTTCTGCAGATGCTCTTAGAGGGTATACACCATCGTTATTAATTTTAGACGAGGCGGCTTTTATTGAGGGAGGTCAAGATGTATGGGCAGCTTGTCAGGCTTCCCTTTCAACAGGGGGAGATGCGATTTTAGTTTCCACACCAAATGGATATGATGCAATATATCATACTACCTATGATGGCGCAAAAAAAGGAAATAACGATTTTAAGATAGTTGAGATGAGATGGTATGAGGATCCGAGGTTTAATAAAGGATTATCTTGGGAAAAAGAAGGCGAGGAAACGATAATAGATGAAAAACAAGATTTTGAAAAATATTCAGGGTACGTAAGAGATGGATACGCACCAACAGCTCCTTGGTACTTGGAAATGGTGAGACAAATGAATGGTAACATGAGACTTGTTAACCAAGAGATTAATTGTGATTTCTTAGGATCTGGAGAAACAGTGATTGACAAGGATTGGATACAACAACAAGAGAAGGAAAATAGGAGAGAACCGATAAGAAAAGAAGGAATACTAAGAGAGTTATGGATATGGAAAGACCCTGAACCTAGTAAAAAATATATAATGGGGGTTGACGTATCAACTGGACAATCAGATGATTTTAGTGCTTTTAGTGTTGTATGTTTAGATGGGGAAGAAGGAGAGGAACAGGTCGCTGAGTTTTATGGAAAGATGCCACCTGATGAATTGGCTAATTATGTTTGGCAAGTGGGGATTCGTTATAATGCTTATGTAGTTATAGATATTACTGGTGGTGTGGGATTACCCACATCTCTTAAATTAAAGGAAATGGGGTATACCCAACTACATTATCCAAATGGAGATAGGACTAAAAATCCAGGTTTTAATATAGACTCCAATAGAAGAATTGTTGTTAGTGAATTAGAAGAGTCTATAAGAACAAACAGAGTAAAAATAAGGTCCGAGAGGACCATTGCCGAAATGAGTACTTTTGTTTTTAGAAATGGAAGACCTGACCACATGGTTGGTTACCATGATGATTTACTATGGGCCTTAGCGATGGGGTTATATGTGGCAAATACTACATTCAAAGAAATAGAGAGAAACAAGAATAAATCGGCAGCAATGATTGATAGTTGGATGACGACGACAAATGAAAACGCTCAGGTAAATGCAATTAAACCTCCACAAGAGAAACAATCTATGTCACAATCATTCGATCCTGGAAAGAACCCATCAAACCCATCTCAACACGATCCGATGAACCCTTTTGCCCCAATGACACCACATCCCGGGCAATTATATAAAGAATATGGATGGTTGTTTGGAAATATGACAGGAAGAAGACGTAATTAGGGTTTATCTTGTCAACTTTTCGGTTTATTATTATATATAAGTATTTATATTAAAATAAGACAAATAAATGGCTGAAAGAAATTTAACAATATACCAAAGGTTACAACAAGTATTTGGTGCTGGAGCAATGAGAAGAGACGTACCTAACTTCAATGTTGATCCTAATAAAATCATATTAAAGACCCCCTCCAAATCAGAATATGACCAGGAGCGATTACAATCACAACAAACAGCATTTCTTAGAAATCAATGGAATAAAGTAGATAGTGAACTTTATAATCAAGCTATATATTATGAGACAACTAGACTAGCTTCATTTTATGATTTTGAGTCTATGGAGTTTACACCAGAAATTGCAGCGGCTTTAGATATATACGCAGAAGAGAGTTGTACTCCCGATGAAAGTGGAACCCTTTTAACAGTCGAGTCAGACTCAAGTAGAATAAGGGACATCTTAGATAATCTATTCCACAAAATTTTAGACCTACACGCTGTTTTACCTGCGTGGACACGAAATACTTGTAAATATGGGGATAATTTTGTCTACCTAAAAATTGACCCAAAACAAGGTATTATTGGAGCTTCCCAGTTACCTAATATAGAAATTGAGAGAAAGGATGAAAGTAGTTACCTAACTTCAAGAAAGGCTGGGTCGTATGGGGTAGAAGGAGAAGAAGAACGAGACAAAAATATTAAGTTTGAGTGGAGAAATAAATCTATTTCATTTAATGCTTGGGAAGTGGCTCATTTTAGACTTTTAGGGGATGATAGAAGATTACCATATGGTACCTCTATGTTAGAAAAAGTAAGAAGAATTTGGAAACAGTTATTGCTCTCTGAAGACGCTATGATGATATATCGTGTAACAAGAGCTCCAGAGAGAAGAGTTTTCAAAATTAATGTTGGTAATATTGACGACCAAGATGTACAAGCTTATGTACAGAAAATCGCTAATAACTTCAAAAGAACTCACGCAGTAGATAACAATACAGGACAAGTCGACTTACGATATAACGCGTTGGCTGTTGATCAAGACTTTTTTGTTCCAGTACGTAATGACGGAGCGGCCAACCCGATTGAGACATTACCTGGGGCTGGGAATCTAGACCAAATTGCGGATATTGAGTATATCCAAAAAAAGATGTTGGCAGCCTTACGGATACCAAAACCGTTTTTAGGGTTCGACGAACCATCAGGAGAGGGTAAGAATCTTGCTTTACAAGATATTAGATTTGCAAGAACTATTAACCGAGTACAACAATCAATGGTCCAAGAATTAAATAAGATTGCGATAGTTCATTTATACATATTAGGTTTCGAAGATGAATTAGAAAATTTTACTCTAAGATTACAAAACCCATCCACTCAAGCAGAAATGTTAAAAGTAGAACAATTCCAATCTAAAGTTGCTTTATATAGAGATTCTGTATCTGACGCAGGTAATGGATTTGGGGCGACATCTATGACTTGGGCTAAGAAGAATATATTAGGATTTAGTGATGATGATATTTTATTAGACCTTGAGAGACAAAGAATGGAAAAAGCTGCGGCTGCTGAAATGGAAAATACATCAGAAGTTATAAAAAATACTGGAATATTCACCAAGGTAGATAAACTTTATGGTGTCGAAGCCGATGAAGAGGAGGTTGTTGATGTAGAAGGAGGAGAGGGAGACATGGATGTGGATATGGATATGCCTGACCTAGATTCTGATGGGGGAGAAGAACCTTCAGATGAACTTATGGAGGATAGTACAAACTATGAAGACTTAATGAATACTGTAGGAATGGACACCACTAAAAAACCAACTTCTAAAAAAAGCAATTTAATTCAGGAACATCTAGAGATTCTAAAAGGTAGTTTAGATAAACTTTTAGAATAGTTTAGATAAACTTTCATAATAGTTTTATATTTATTGTATAAAACATACTGTATGAAAAATTTCGGCGACTTACTAGACTCAATATATTTTGTAGCTTCTAAAAAATACGCAACTAATAAAAAAAATTGTGCATCCATCCTAAAAGAATGTATTAAAACACTCAAAACTGATAATATCTTATCAGATCAATTCACAATACACAATAATCTTAAAAATTCAGTTTTATTAGAAAATGAAATTAATGACTATATTAGTCATAATATAAACTCATTAAGAAAATATAAAACACAAAGTATTATAGAGTCTAATCTTAAATTAGAGAGGTTACTTAAACGGTTGGGAGGGAAAGTAAAAAAAGATAAGGTAAATGAATCCATTTTCAATCTATGTTTCTTAATGAATACAGCTAAGAATGTAAATTCTTTACATGAATCAAGAAAAATAGTAAAAGAAGCTTTAAGTAATAATAAGGAAAAAGAAAATAGGGTAATTCCATCAGTACCAATTGCCCTAGTAAGTAAGATTGTAAGTAGAAAATATAATGAGAAATATAGTGACTTAACAGAGTCAGATAAAAAACTATTAAAGGTAATTATTGATAATAAAGAAGGGGATGAGAAACTCTTCCAATCATACAAAAAGAAAGCAACGGAGAAATTAACTAAAAAAATAGTAGAGAATGACGACCCAACTTTACACACTAACTTAAAAAAGAGTTATAAAAAAGTAAGTTTAATGGGATTCATAGATGAAAACGTAATAAGCGATATTAGTAAGTTACATTATTTAATTGAGGGGTTAGAATAGAATGGGAAGATTAACAAACGAAAATCTACATAGTGAGATTAAATTAGTGAAGAATGATATGGTTTATCTTAAGGATGGCCAAGCAAAAATGCAAGAAGATATTACTATGATTAAAAAAGTATTATTAAATCCAGATAATGGTACGGTATCAAGAGTAAATAAAAATACAGATTTTAGAAAATCAACAGGGAAAGTCCTATGGTCCTTATGGATAGCTGTATTAGGTATAATAGGAAAAATAATATTCTGGAACTAAAAAAATTAAAATTATGAATTTTTTCAAAAACATGTTAAGTAGTGAAGGTAAAGTTTCTAGTAAGAGATTTGTGACTTTTATCTGCTTATTATTTATGTTAATAGGATACACAGCAAATCTATTTTGGGATTTTACAATTGAGAGTGACTTATTTCAATCACTACAATGGATTGTAATGGCTGGTCTTGGTTTTACTGCTGCAGAAAATTTTTCACCTAAAGGTGGTGAGGATACTCCAGAAGAAGAACCAGCTCCATCGCACACTACAGTAACTCATGAATATGACTATCATAATGATGAAGAAGAGGTATAAATAAAAAATAAAATGGGAAGACAAAAATTTAACAAACGAGACCACTTAGAAAATTCTAACAGGATATTCGAGAGTCGTAACAAAAAAAGTATAATTAATGAACAACAACTGGGAGACGCCACAGGTGATGGCTATGTTGATCAACAAGATGTAGATCATGTAGTTAATAATTGGTTACAACCTGGCGATGTTTATGATAGTAATGATGGTATTATAAATTTAGATGATTTAGCTTTAACGACAGATAATTTTGGACAAGGGTCACAAATACCCTCAGAATATTGTTGTGGTGGAGGAGTTACAGGAGTTGGACAATGTATACAAGTACCGATAGGTACCTGTAACCAACAAAGTATGGGTACAGGATATGCCGGGGGACCTTACATAGATCTACAAGATTGTAACGCTAATGGATGTGGTGGTGGAACAACAGGATGTGACCTTTCATGTGTTGATTTAAGTGATAATTTCACAGATTCAATAGTCGCTCAAGGAGGAGGACCTAATAGTTTACAAACGTATGATCCAAATACCTCATATGCACCAGGATCTGTTGTATGTCATTTAGACCCGACTTTAGGTGTTACAAATGTTTATGTTGCTTCAGCAAACTCTGGGAGTTTAATTCCAGGTGGAGGACCATACCCACCACCAAATCAATGGGTAACTGCGTGGCCATGGCCATTACCACCAGGGGCGTCAGCTAATGATTATTATTGGGAGCCAGGTTTAATTCTAGCTTCATGTGGAGGTAATGGAAATTGGGCAGGAGGAACAGGAGACTGGTGGTGTGACCCAACCGGTCAATACATCAGCCCAACAGGAACTCCTTGTGTACAATCACCAACACAACCTCAATCATATTTTACAGGTCCTTCTACAACTGAACAAGACTGTATCGCTCAATGTGGTACTAATCAAGAATATGTATGTATGGGAGGAGTTGCTGGACCAGTAGGTACTAATACATGTACAGGTCCTCACCCAGTGGGAACGTATCAAATGGGACAAACAAATGTAATGGGAATATACCCTACTCAAGCCGACTGTGATACAGGCTGTAATGGAATAATGTGTGATCCACCTCCAGGAGGATGCCCTCAGGGTGAGATATGGATGCCGGCTCCAATATGTGCCTGTCAAACAGACCCTAATACAGGAACAGCATGTGATATTTCTTGGAATACTCCTTGTGCACAACAACATTTGCTAACTGGAGCACAAAACTCATGGACAACTTTCCTAAATATGAGACAAACTGGATGGGATAATGTTGGTTGTCAACATTTACAAAATGTTGTTAATTGGACAACTGATCAATTAAATTCAGGAGTTACAGGTAACGGTACACCATTAAACCCAACACAAATTGCAAGAAAAACAGAAAAAAGATTATGGGCAGAATGCCAAGGAATACAATGTGGGTGTACGATTAATATGCCACCATTAACAGGAACTGGTAATCGACCAACCGAGGATTCTCATGAAAGTTTCACTGGGACAGTTTGTAATTGTGTTGGTGACTGTTCGAACCCAACTAGTCAAGTAGGAGCAGGATTTCAAGCAGGGAGTGCTACACACCAGTGTAATGGTCAAATGTGTGATCAAAATGACCTAAATCAAATCTTCGATTATAATGATGGAGTAAAGACTTTAACATTTACATTAAATAGTTTTAGTGATCCTGGTATATTTGGTGTTAGTGAAACACCAGGTATTAATATGACTTCTAGTACTTGTCCAACACCACCACCATCACCGGCACCAGTAGATAAGGCAAAACCAGAAAAGAAGAAAAAAGAAAAGAAGAAAGAGTTAAAGGAAGAAATAAATAGAATGAAGTCTCTTTGGAGACATAAATAAGAAGAAATGGGAAGACAAAAGTTTAACAAACGAGATCATATTGCAAGGGCTAATACGCTTCATGAAAGTAGGGATTTGACTAATAAGGGTTTTTTAATGGAACAACAAAGCGCGGCTACCTGCTATATTTGTAGTGGAAATACGGTACACCAACAGGTGTTTTATCCTCCTTTATATCCGTGGGGAAATGCTGTCAATCAACATATTTCCGGTGTAGTCGCAATGACCCCAAATTCAAACTGGCCAACAGCTATTGCTAATGGATGGTTGGGATGTGGTGCTGAGATAACCCATGTAAACGGAACAACTCCACCATCGATGACTCAGTTGGTTGGGGCAATGAGTCAACCCATGTGGTCACAACCAAATGACATATTTTATTGGGCAACAGCAGACATTCCAAATATACAATGTGGTATTACACAAGGTGGTACAATAGATGCGTATTCATGTTTTGGAGGACAAATGGTTACTTTCGCTTTCCCATCTAACAACATCCAAGCAGTTCCTCATATAGGTTTTGGTAATAATGATATATTCGTAGAACTTGGATATAGTTATTGGAGTTCAGGAATAGACCAAAATGAATATGGACAACCAGACAGTGATATTGATCCGTTTATCAACTATGGTAATACCATCGGATTTAATTCAGGAATACCGGTAACAACTAATCAGATATGGTTTACTGATCAAAGTTTCGCACAGGCTGTGTGTCAAAGTGGTAATACAAACACAGCAACATGTATGAATGTAAAGACCGTACAATGTAATAACCCTAGTAGTGGTGGAGAATGGCCTTGTGCTACAATAGATGGAGTGGTACCTGATCAGACTTATGTTGGGAAAGTTCTTGACGCTGGAGCATCAGACCCTAATGGACCAATCTATTTTGAAATTACAGAGATAACACCTTCAGGATCTTCTCCATGGGGAACCCAAGACTTTCCTGAAATACAAACAGGATGTCCACCTGTAAATAACGCTAATTCTACTACAAGTTGTACTATTGCTTGGAACACTCCATGTGCTGATACAGAATTAAATACTGGAGGAGAAAGTTCTTGGACAACTTTCTTAGGTTTAAGACAAACTGGATGGGATAGTGTTGGATGTCAACATTTACAAAATGTTGTTAATTGGAATACTAATCAATTGAACAGTGGGGTTAACGCATCTGGAGTACCATTAAATAATGTACAAATATCGAGAAAAACGGAACAAATATCTTGGGCACAATGTCAGGCAAATGAGTGTGGGTGTCCATCACTTAATGTACCAGCATTAACAGGAGGTCCAACACCACCGCCACCATCAACAGGAGGGCCAACACCACCACCAAATCCTCTGGCAGGAACCGGAGGGATTAAACCAGAAAAAAAGAAAGGTGAGATTAATAAAAAAGATAAGAAGAAATTAAATGAAGAATTCACAAAAATGAGGACCTTGTGGAGATATAAT